TGTTGATTGATTTAAGAGCATTTAATGAAGGACTTGCAACCCCTGACTTGTTTTGAGCTTTGTCAATTGCTTGCATCTCTTTTGCTTTCTTCAGTAGTAAGTCTGAGTATTTTGCATACTTGCCTTCTTCTATTTCAACAGACTCACCCAGTACTTTAATTCCTTTACTCTTAAATTTTTTCAGAACTTCAAGACCAACTTTACCAGCATCATCACCTTGTATATACATATCTCCGTCCGACCAACTACTCATTCCACTACCTGTTATTTGGTCAGCATCAATGTCTTCTATATCTAGTCTATCAGATACATCTTTGGTAAAATTAAAGATAGCATATGCATCCTTTTTCTTTATATTTCTAACAACAACATCATAATGATTCTTTTTTACAGGTTTATAGTTAGGTCTGCTTGCTTCTGATACAGTTTCTTCTAGGGGTTTAACGAAGTTATCGTCAAGTTCTTCATTGTAAGGGAAACCTTTAAGGGGATTTTGGAATACCTTCATGAAAGACTTTTTCTGTTTTTCTTTCTTCTCTTCAATCACTTCTTTGATTGATTCAAGATATTTTTCTACCTGTTGTCCAGGCGTATCCTCTTGATATGCTTGTAGAGTTTCGAGTTTACCTACCTCGTGTACTCCGTTATTGTGTTTATTACCATTACTCATTGTGTTATCCCCTTTTTTGATTTGCGTAATAGGCCGCAACTGCCATTTTTTTAATCTCTTCTGCACTTTGGTTTTTGAACTGAGGTGCATCAGAATTCTGAAAATCTTTTATAAAATCACCTATCGTTGCATCTTTACTTAATTTCTCAGTCCTAAGTCTAGGTTCTGTTCTATTAAACTTTTGAGATACAATCGATAGATTTGATTTATCGTTGTTCATAGGATTGTTATCTTTATGATGAACATCCTTTCCTTTAATATCTTTTCTATTCTTTAAAGTTCTTCGTGCTTCATTTCTCTTTGCACGTCTTTTAATTTGTTCGGGTGAAGAGTGGTAGTTATCATATTCCTTTCTATAGTTTCTACCTTCTTCGACTTCGGTCTCTTCTTTCCTACCCTTTTCGTATTTCTTGATAGAGTCTCTTGATATCTTAATCATTCTCTTATCATGTTTCTTAAGAGTTTGTTTGGTCTTCTTATTTCTATCTGCAGAATAACCCTCTTCAGTCTCTTCCGCCATTACCTTATGTTTTGTAAGTAGTGCCTTATATCTTTTAGATGCGTCTTTGAATTTTTGACCTTGTTTTTCATAAAATTTTCTTTGAGAAGTACCTTCATCACCCATAGGAACAAATACACCCGACCATGCAGTGTCATATTCCTTTTTTGCACTCATGATTTGTTTCTGAACAGTATCTGGCAACTTTCTTAACTTGTTTATATTTACCATTTCGGGTAAGTCTACTTTTTTATCTTCAGAATAACCCTCTTCAGTCTCTTCACCAAACTTAAGGAACAACTTTCCTTTGCCTTGTTTTTTATCAGTGACCTTTGCACCAACAAATGACCCTAAAGTATTTAACATACCAAGACCTTTCTCTTGGTTCCTTGTAATCTCTTTACCAACTTGGTTATTAATCTTTTTCATAACCGTATCAATGATGTGTTGGATGTCTGAGACTAATTTACCTTCTTCTAGTGACTCATTTGCTTTACGGTCTGCTTCTCTTTTCTTTTGGATTGCAACATCTTGAGTTTCTTTTTCTTTTGCACCTTTGAGTCTATCGTTTTCTCTCTCATGTCTGTCTTTGAGTTGTTCGACTTCTCTTTCGTGTTTAATTTTAAGTTTCTCTAACTCATCAATCTGTTTTGCTTTTGTATTCGCAGTCTGAACTGCAACGTTATCCTCTGCAAAAATCGATTTGAAATTCTTAACTACGGATTCTACATCTTTAGTTGAAGCTTTCTCGTTAAGTATAATATCTAATATATCCATATAATCTATTTATCTCTTTTTACGAGTTAACTCGTGTTGCTTCCATGTAAGTGCAATCTTATTAGTAGGGAACTTAGTACACCAAGTCATCATTGCACCGTATAGTTTAGATGCTTTACCCTGTAATGATGCAACACTGTCATCGTTGAGGATTTCTATGAAGTCTTTACCAAATATTCTCTTAAATAGTTGTGCATTTTTCTCTACTGCCTCATGTTCTTTCACTAGAATCTCAGGTGGTAGTGTTCTTGCTCTCATTGAATTGAGTCTTTGTGCGAGGGATAGACTGGTTTTAACAAATACCATCTTGTACTCATATCCCAATGCATCTAATTGTTTCTTATAGTTCTGAATCTTTTGTGCTTTTGCACTTGTAGTGTCAAAGATTAATCCCAGTCTTGCAGGAACATGGATGTCCATTTGTTTGGTTGCAATACCTTTTGCCTTTGCACGAAGTTTATCTCTTTCGGGATTGACTGTTCCACTACCAGTCTTAGTCATTTTCATAGACATATTTGCATCTTTCATAAGTCGTTCAAAGTGAGTGTCACTATTGATTGTTTTAAGTCCTAGTGCCTTAAGTGAGAGTGCATCAACCACTGTTGATTTACCTGAACCTGGCCCACCCATTAAGAAAACTGCTTTGAATATGCCTGGGTCGTAAACACCTTCCTGTAATAAGTCCTCAAACATATAGTTAGGCATTGTTTCTTCTTTAATACCCATACCCCTTCTAACATCTTTATAGAGTAGTTCTTGGTCTTTTGCACTGTTGGATGCAACACCATTCTTAAATGATTCGAAGTCTCCTTCTTCTGCAGCTGCTCTCATTTTACTTGCAGACATACCTGAAACTAAATCGTCTGAATCGGGGTCTCTCTCCCCTGCAGATATAATTTGAATGTCTGTAAAATTATAATACCCATGTCTACCTTTAGAACCATTGTATTTTCTAATAAGTGTATCAAACTCTCTAACTCTATCTGAACCCACAACCATTCGTAAGTCGGTGTACCCATTTGCATATAGTTCAGTCACAATCTGAAAGATTTGTCTTGCGCTGGATTTAACAACCGTGACTTTTTTACCAAAGAATCTATTCATCCATTTCTGTTTTGTGTTGTAGTCTAATGGATTCTTTTTAGCGTCTTGGGAATGAGACATATAAACTAGAGGTTGATAACCACCACCCGATGCCTTCTTAAGTGCATCGATTAGTTTACCATGACCTACAGTTGGTGGATTAAATCTACCAAAAGTAATTACTGCTTTTTTGTTTGCAGATTCGTTAAATTTTCTAAACGTTTTCATCTTGATTCATTATCCTAACCTTTAATAAGGGTCTACCATTTATTAGTATATCACCCTTTTCATTTTTCTCAATAGTTTTTACTATCATTTTTTTGTTCTTAAACTTCCCGCCTAGAACTACGTCTCCAATACTTATGGGTACTTGAATAGTTTCTGTCATATGTTCTTTAAACGACTTCATTTATTTTTCCATATAACAGTTTTTTGAAGGCCCATTTTGCATTTCTTTAACCCAACTTAATTCTTGAATAAGTCTATTATACCAATTTTTATCATGCTCAGAATTTGGCTTAGTTAATTCTTCTTTAAGTTGTTCTATTCTTACGGTAATGTAATCGGGTTTAACTCTTCTCATGTTATTTGTCCCATGCCTTAGCGGCGTTAAAATTGTTTTGACTGAACTCCATCCTATCCACAAGTTTTACTGCAGAACCGTCTGAGTCGATTGCAACATAACCTTCGGGGTTTACAACCTTGAATCCTTTATCAGTCTTTACAAAAGTTCCTATACTCTTTACTCTATTTAGAGCAGTCACAATCAATGATTTTGAATCTATCAAATGTCCTTGGAATTGTGCAAGGTTGTCTACCATTTTAGAAATTGTTCTTAAGTCTCTCATGATATCTTTACCAATCTGTATCTTGATATCTTTAGTCTTTTGTGTTTTAACTTTTGCGACTATTTTATCCTTCCAGTAGTTCTCAACGTGTGTAAGGTAGTCTTTTCCATTGGGATTCCATTTATTATTACGGATAAGGGTGTTAGTGTATGTTTTGTACGATGCACCTGCAGCTCCTTTTGAATTAAGAACTCCCTGTACGTCATTGAACTTTTTGAGGTCTTTCCCAGTGATACCATGAAATGCTTTACCTGTATTAGTAAGTGCTTGTGTAAGTTTAAGTGTTTCTTGTGCAGTCATGTTTCCATAACCAGTAGTGTCTTTGTAGGTTGCATCGTCTTGCCAAACCTTAGACGATGAAGGTGGAAGTTTTGCACCGAATGATGCAGACAAACCTTCGATTGTTGAACCCTTGTAAGTTGTGTGCCAAACTACACCTAGTGTCGCACTTCCTATTTCTTTTCCTAACTTCGAGTCTTTCTGAACTGCGTACATAATTGTGTTTGGTTGGAATGTAATGTACTCCTTTCCGTCCATTTTAGTATTACTTTTATCTCCCGAAGTAAACATTAAGTCTCCCTGCAGGATTTCTTTCATTCCAACACCTGAGAAAGCATTAAATGCTTCAGTGAATTTTGTTTTGAGTGTACCGTTTAAGTCGGAAGTGTCATTGATTTCTTTTATACTAGAATAGTATAACGCACCACCTTTATTGAATAGTGATTTCTTTGCGATAAAGAATTTTCCTGTTTCGGGGTGAGGGCCACACCAAATTGCAGGAGCACCGTCCCACTTAACAGTCATGTTGACACGACCTGATGCATTACCTTTCATCATATCTCTTAACTCTCTTAAGAAATTGATTGATGCACGACCACCTGCGATGCCATAGTTAATGATTTCGTCTTCGAGGTGTTCTAAATGTAAGTTCTTTCCAGCCATAAGTTTAGTCTGTTGCAATTAATTATATTGTAAGAATACCATACTATTTATGCATTTGCAAGCACTGATGCATAAAAAAGGGGTCTTGTAGACCCCTTAAAACATCTTAGTGTTTTTCTAGTTTTAATCTACTGTTGCGAGCATCTCTACATGGGTTGCTTTTTCAACAACAATCAAATCTGCAAGTACACCAGCTTCATGAACCCATGTTGCATTTTCATTGGTAAATGCATTCCATTGGTTATATGGGTAGGTGTTTCCATCAGATTGAACTACTGCTGTCACATCAGGGTTAGCCGTTCTCCACGCAGGATAAAAATCATTAGCACCTGCACCTGTGTAGTCAACACCATCTACAGGATTGGTAAAATCTGTCCCATCAAACTCGTAAACCCTCATCGTATAAGTCTTATTGACTCCAGTCTTCCAGTCATGGTCTAATTCCATATCGGTTATTTCGGCAAGTTTGGTATCACACTCTGCTTGTGTGAATACGTCTCCGTCTGTTATGTGTGTATTTCCAGTAGTTGCTGCCATATTAGTGTCCCAATTTAGTATGTTTAATACGTTTATTTATATTTTTTGCAAAGGTGTCGAGGACAATTTAGTGTCAATTTTATCAATTTTTTTAGATAACTTCTCCACATCCTCTTCGTTGTGTTCCTTTTTAGCGTCTCTCAGTGCGATTTTTAAGTCAACTTTCTTTTGCAACTCATCTAATACCTCACGAGATTTCAAATTCTTCTTCATATTACTATTTAGGTCAAACTTTGAAGTCTCCAAATTTACTTTCTGACCTTCCTCTATCGAAAACTGGTGTTGAATCATCCTGTTCTATTGCAGAATCAACCAACTCTTCTTGTGCTTCTTGTTCACAATCATACAATTTCATCCTTGCACGGTCTACTCCAATAACAAATCTCTTGAATATTGTCGGGTCATTGTATCGATTTTTTAACTGTTTGACTACCATTTGGTCTAACTCTTCTAATTCGTCACTGGTAATTAGTGCAAACATTAAATCTGCAGTTGCAGGAAGTCCAAATGATTCTGAGGTATCCGTCAATTCAATATCAGTAGACCCAAAACCACTTCTTGTAGTCTGAGTTGCACTCATGATTGGTACATCAAACTCTACTGCAAGTCCTCTTAATTCCTCTGCGATACTCTTAACCAATGTGTAAGAGTTTGCACCAGCACCTGGCTTAATTCTATGACTTGCACATATGTTTAGATAGTCAACAAAGATAACATCGGGTTTGAAATCTTTCTTGATTTCTAATTCCTGTAATAAGTGTCTAAAATGACCAACATGAGCAGATGCAGTAGGATACTCTTTGACAATCAGTTTACCTTTTGTCTTGTTTTTAAGTTTATCTACTTTCTTACCAAACTGATTCTTTGTTATGTCGGGTAAGTCACCAATAGGAATATTCAGAATGTTTGCATCAATTCTCTCTGCAATCTTTTCTTCTGACATTTCAAGTGTAATGTAAAGTACATTCTTGTTCATCATTAAGTGACTTGCACCCATATGACACATGAATAATGATTTACCAACACCTGTTCCTGCAAGACATATGTTTAGAGTCTTATTGGGTAATCCACCTTTAGTAATCTTGTTGAAGTATTCTAGGTCAAACGGAATCTTCTCTTCTTCCGTATGATAAAATTCCCATCTGTCTTCTGCATCTTCTAATTGGTCGTGACCAATATGAGTATCAAATGACACGGAAAGTGCATCCTTAAGGAGTTCGGGTATATCACCTCGTGACCGTTGAGACTTCTCATCAAGCACCTCTATAGAGTCCATGACAGCGATGTAGATAGCCCTATCTTTGCACCATTTTTCTGCCTCGTCTATTAACCAATCTTGTGGGGTTTCGTCTTGATGTGAACCAATCTCCTTAACAATAGTTTTAGAGGATTTTAATACATTGTCTTGTAGACTTGTATTGTTCTCTAAATTTATGAGAAGTGCCTCTATTGTAGGAGTTTTGGTATATTTGTCAAAGTAATTACTTAC